TAGAGAAGATTGAAAGAGTTGAAAAAGAAAAAGATAAAGTTTATTATAACAAGATTACAACTGTAGAACCTAAAAATGCAGCTGACCAATATTGTTATGTCAAAATTACCATAAAAGAAACAGACAATTCAATTATTAAAGAAGAAACATTGGAGTGTGCTGATGGTAGAAAAAAAGTAGATGGACCAAGTTATTGGGAACTGTTTGCTCAGTTTTACTATAGAGATATCTCTACACCAGAGTACTGTAGAGCTTATAGTAGACCAAACCATGTCTTTAAATCGTTCGGAAAGACATGTCTTAACAAGGACGGTGAATGGAAGGTAAAATAATGATTAAAAATATGATCATTTTATCACTTTTATTTGTAATTATTACTGGTATCTCGGCTGGAGAGTTTCTTGACTATATCCAAATGGGGCTTGACAAATTAGGTCAACTAGTATATACTATGAAAAGTGAGGTAAATAATATATGATGAAAAACAAAGTAAGTAAACTTATTGGAGTATGTGTGGCAGGCCTATTATTGGCTAACTGTTCAGCAACTTACAATATGAAGTCAGAAAAAGGCAAAGTGTTAAATCAAGTACCGAAGTGGTATATGTCTGATTTTTCTGAATCAAAAGCATGTGATACGCCAAGATTTGGTAAACTAAAAGATAAAATGTGTATCTTTGGTGTTGGTACTGCTGTATCGCCAGACTTAAATCTAGCAATAGAAAAAGGTATGATGATAGCAAAGGCAGAGTTGGCTGACATTATCAAAGGCGAAATGAATAAGTCTAGTAAACAATTCATTACTGAACTAGGAAAGAATAATAACAAGACAACTGTATCAGAGGTTGAGTCTACAATTGTAAACTTAATTAAAGAAACACCAGTTAGAGGTTATGAAATCTTTGCTAAAGATGTAACTATTACTAAAAACGGTTACTACAGAGCTTGGATTGGTTTAAGATTACCAATGGGTGAATTTAACAAAATGTATAATTTCACTATTGAGGAAGCTGTAGATTCTTATAACGTTAAGATGAAAGCAAATGTAGCTTATGAAAACTTAATGAAAGAAACTAATGAAGATAGTAATATACAGTAAAAAGAACTGTCAATTTTGTGGCAAGGCCAAAGACTTGGTTAAGAAACTTGGCCTTGAATACACAGAAAAAAATCTAGAGAAAGACTTTGAATCTAATCCTATTAAATTGATAGAAGATATAGGTAAAAAAGTCATGTCTATGCCACAAGTCAAAATTGATGGTGAGTTAGTTGGTGGTTATAACCAGATGGTAGAATACTTTGTTGAAAAAGGTATGATCAACTTTCAAGGTGAAATAATTGACAATGGCTGATAACGACAATGTAATACAGTTTCCTACAAATAAAATTGTAAGAAATGCCAATAACCAAAATCAACAGGCACAAAATAAGATTAACGAGCAGTTAAAACAAAAACAAACAAAACAATTTATTGAACACCAGGTAGACGATATAGTTATGAATTTAATAAACAGTTTTTTAGACCTAGCAATCAAAACAGATAAGATTACATTTACAAAAGATTTAGCTATGGTTGTTGACGCTATGAGAGGACTAATATACAGAGACTTTGGTATGAGACATACTTCACATACGTTGATTGATAAAATTGTTGATGTTAAACAAATGAAAAATGGTCATAGATCAGCCACCATAGACTACAGTAGAGTTATGGAATCAGGCAAACCAACTAAACCATTTAACAAAGAACTTAAAACTGAACTAGATGACCTATCAAATGGTTCTAGTATTTTTGAATCAGATAGTGATTTAGGTAACGATGATGACAAATAGAATTTACAGAATTACTCCGGTAATCGCCTTAGCAGGTTGTAAAATAGCAATTAATAATAATAAAGGAGACTTAAACAATGTTTAAATCTATTAAAAATGTGCTTAGAGGTAGACCATCTTTAAGCAAAACTCAAAAGGTATTAAATCTTTTGAACAAAGGTGAAGCTGTATCTTGGACAACGCTAAGAAACAAGTTTGACCTTAAATCGCCAAGAGCGATGGTTGATAAATTAAGATCACAAGGTAATATGATCTATATCAACAAAACAGCAAAAGGTACTTCATACAGAGTTGGTATGCCTACTAGAGCTATTATAGCTGCTGGTATTACTAAACTTTATGGAACTCCATTCGCTTACAAAAACTAGTATAGTTAGTATGGTGGCGAGAAATCGCCACCTACACAAACCAACGGAGATTTATGTCAAGTAAAGCACAATTAAAAAAACAAATAGAAACATTACAAGAGACCAACAAATGGTTTAAGAAACAAGTAGAGCCACACGATTGTGGTTGGATGTTGACAACTATTGATGGTATTAAATATAGAATTAAAGTATTAAAGAGAAGATTAAAAGCAAAAGAACAAGGTAAAATAATTAAAGAAAAACATTGGAGTGATTATGCTTAAACAATTAAAGAAAAACTTTTTAGGTATTATTGCAGTTGGTGGTTTTATAGCCGTACTTGCAGTAGTATTAAATTTATTACAAGGTACATTATGATTTTAGTAGATTTAAACCAAGTATTAATTTCAAACTTGATGGTGCAGACCAGAGGCAAAGCAGAGGTCAAACCTAACATGGAAATGGTGAGAAGTATGGTATTAAATTCATTACGTGGTTTTAATCTAAAATTTAGAGACGAGTATGGTAAAATGGTGTTGTGTTCAGACGCTGCCAATCCATGGAGAAGAAAAGTATTTCCTAATTACAAACATGGTAGACGAAAAGGTAGAACTGATTCAGATACAGATTGGGATAATATCTTTGCTATAATGGCAGAGATCAAAAAAGAACTTGTTGATAACTTTCCATATGCAGTTATGCATGTAGAACACGCTGAAGCTGATGATATTATTGCTACTCTTATTAAACAGAGAGAAGAAGATAAGTACCTGATTGTATCTGGTGACAAAGATTTTATTCAACTACATCACTACGGAGATGTGTACCAATTTTCTCCTATACTAAAAGGGTATATTGGTGAACAAGAAGACCCTATACAATTCTTACACGAACAAATTATTAAAGGCGATAGATCAGATGGTGTACCAAATATATTAAGTCCAGATGATATATTTTTACAAGATGGTGCTAGACAAAAACCTATCAATAAAAAAAGACTAGAAGAATTTAAAAATATTGAAAGAAATGCTACGATAGAAACTAGTATCAAAGATAACTATAAAAGAAACAAGAGATTAATTGATTTATCTCAAATACCAGAAGACATAGAAAAAAACATTATAAATACATACAAGAACTATAAAGTAAAAGACAGGTCGCTCCTGTTAAATTTCTTTATAGAAAATAAAATGAAGACATTGATTGAACAAGTTAATGACTTTTAACATATATATGGAGAAGTAAATTATGGCTAAAGTAGAAATGTCGGCAGCGATGGCGGCCGCTCAAAGAACCAGTGGGTCAACAGAACCTACTGTACACGAAATCTTTACACAGATTAATAACGCTAAAGATAAACCAAAGAAGATAGCAATCTTAAAAAAACATGACACTCAAGCAATGAGACAGTTGCTTAAGGCTGCATTTGATCCTAAAATAGAGTTTGCATTACCAGATGGTACACCACCATTTATTAGAAATGAAGCTCCAGCAGGAACAGAGCATACTAGTTTGTTTTATGCTAGTAAAAAACTATGGAGATTTGTTAAAGGTGCAGATCCAGATACCAAACAAATGACCAGAGAGAAAATGTTTCTAGGTTTACTAGAATCTTTACACGAAAAAGACGCCGAAGTATTAATCGGTATAAAAGACAAAAAAATAAACAACATGTACAAAGGTCTAACAGCGGCTGTAGTAAAAGAGACGTTTAATTGGACTAACGACTTTGTAAAATCAGACGGTAAATCGATTCTAAAAGAATTATTGTCTTAAAAACCTCACATTTTTAAGGGTGCGACACAACGTACCCTTGAAAAACCCTTATAAATCAACGCTTTTAAATTTATTTTCTGCTTGACTTTTATGTCAGGTTGTGGTATCCTAAATATATAAAAAGAAAGGTATATTACATTATGAAGAAATTGATATTATTTTTAGCTGTACTTTGGTTAGGTTTAAACGCCTTTGCTAATTCAGTTAAAGCAAATGATTATAACGAGGCAGTTATTGGCCATGTTATATCAGAGACTATTAAGAACAATGAGATAGATCACAAGTCTATTATGGAGGGTGAACTATCTAAACTTGGACACCTTTACGCTTTGGAAATGGTTTCTATTTTAGAAAAACATTTACCATACATACTTGATTCTGTTATGACAGAGTTGAGATTGAAAGCAGACCTTGAATATAAATGCAAGTTGCTTGAAGATACTAAAGCCGTTGACAAAGATTGTATATAATGATTAACTTAAAATTAGGAGAAAAAACAATTGTTAAGAAGATCAACAAAATACACGAAGACAAAGAAGTTATTAAAGGCTGACCTTACCCAAAAATCATCTAAACGAAAATATAAAACAAAATATATTGATATAAAAAGATATTTTTCTATGATTAATGAACTGGTATTTGATAACAAATTGTCGCCGTTTAATAAAGTATATATTAAACAGATGAGAAATAGAACACTTGGTCAAGTTATAACTTATGATTGGGAAAGACGAGGTACAAGAGAGTACGAGCTTCATATGTTACCGACATACGAAGACAAACAAGAATTTGCTAATACGTTAGCACATGAAATGGTTCATCTACACCAGATGGCCAACGAGGGCGATACTGGTAACCATAACGCCTTATTTTATAGTTACCGAAGTAAATTAAACAAAGTAGGATTGGACTTATAATTATGAGTAATATGATGAGAAGAAAAGTGAAAGAACTTGATCCTTACCTTAAAGGCAGAATAGGTGAGGCATTGATACAACTACAAGAATTACATAAACCATCAAACAGATCAGGTACATCTAAAGTATATTATACTGGCAATTGGGCTAAAGATGTGTACGATAACTTTACAGATAAACAGGCTGCTGTTATATTTTCTAAAGTTGCTAAGATGAAAGAGGGTTTATCATTAACGCAAACAAAATTACCAGCTTTCATAGATGAAGAAGGACAAGAGTGGACAGGATACGATTACGTTGCGAGGAAAATATGAAAACAGTAAAAGCAATAGCACGAACTTTAATGTTCGTTGTTGTGGTATTATTTTGTGTAACCACGGTACACTATTATAAAATTCAGGCAAACGCCTCATTACCTACAAAACCTGATTTTGAACATACAAACAATCAACAGTTTATTGATAACGTTAATCAGTGTGTTGAGTATATCTATTTCTATGAGAAGACAGTTAACAAGGTAGATAAAGATTTACTATTAGCACAGGCGGCTCTAGAGTCTGGTTGGGGAAATAGTAGATTTGCCAGAGTTGGTAAAAACCTATTTGGTATTAGAACTTATAATCTACAAGAGCCACATATGTTGCCTTCAAACAATCCTAAAAAATGGGGAGTTAAAGTATTTCAACACGAGTGTGATAGTGTATTACATTATATAAATACTTTAAGTAATCATCATGCTTATGAAAAGTATAGAGAACTATTAGCTACAGGTGCAGATAGTTTAGATTTAGTTGAGACACTAGACGCATATGCTAGCGATAAGGACTATTTCTGGAAAGTAAAATCAATCATTAAAAAGATCAGAGAAAACTACAAACACTAATATGTTTTTAATCATACTAACTTTTTTAAGTGCAATATCTATATCTGTAATAGCCGCTGGTTATTCTATCATAGGTCTTGCAACACTATTTGCTGGTGCAGTGGTACCAATTATTGCTATGGGTACAGCATTAGAAGTAGGTAAGTTAGTAGCAGCCTCATGGTTATACCATAATTGGCAAAGTGACGTACCTAGATTGTTAAAGACATACTTGTTTACAGCAATAATTGTGTTAGTTTTTATTACCTCTATGGGTATCTTTGGTTTCTTATCAAAGGCACACCTTGACCAAGTTAAACCTACGTCTGGTAACAATATAAAATTAGAACAAATTGATAATCAAATTTCAAGGCAACAACTTATTATAGATAGATCACAAAATACTTTAAATTTATTAGACAAAGCATTAGAAGTTTACATTGATAAAGAATATGTAACTAGAGGTCTAAAAGAAAGAGCAAAACAAGAAGAAGAAAGAACTGCTTTAAACAATGCAATTGAAGACGCAAGTAATAAGATCGCAGAGTTATCAGATAAGAAAGCAACACTATCATTAGCACAAGATAAAATAGAGGCAGAGGTTGGTCCTATCAAGTATGTTGCAGAGTTAATATATGGCGACAATGCAAAAAACAATATTGATAAGGCAGTTAGAATTGTAATACTAATATTAATATTTGTATTTGACCCATTAGCAGTATTATTATTGATAGCAGCCAACATATCATTGAGACAATGGAGATTAAAAAGACAATTAACGAAGTCTGCTAAAAAACAAGATTTACAACAAAGATTAAATAGATTAATGAAAAGAAATAAGAATTTAAAAAGATATAAGAATGTGGTAAAAGACCTTGGCGATAATCCAGATGAGATTAAGTTGAAGTTAAATCAAATAGTGAATTTAGATGATAAGAATTAGTATTTTAATATTATTGCTCGTGACTTTGGGTGGTTGCATGAAAACAACCTGTGTAACCGACCTAGAATGTAAGAAAACTTTAGATTGGAATAATCCTGGTTTTACAGTAGTACGAACAATAATAACACAAGGTGCTAACGCAGGTAACTAGTGGCTTGACAAAAATAAATAAATAAGGTATAATTATATGATGATGAAACAATACATAGAACGAATCAGTAACACTCCAGAAAAACAAGAAAGACTTATAAACAACGCTGTGGAGGCAACCAAAGGTGCTACTACAGAGTGGTCTAAAGACTTCTGGTTTGGTATATTTACCAAATTGTGTACTAAATTCAATAGAAGTGACCTATATCAAAAAAATATACACTAACAGCTTGCCTTTTAGGCCAGATGTGATAATATATAGATATGAAAACAATTAATATTACACTAAAGAAAAAGACACTATCAGAGGTCTACAATCAAGTTGCTTTATTAAACAACATGGGTTTTCCTAACTTTCAAAAAGGCGAACCTATTCATAACTTGATGAGAGAGATTAAAAAAGAAGTGAATAAACAAAAGAAACAGGACAAAGTGGTATTGTGGAAAGAACTATTAGATTTCTGGCCATTATCAATTGTAGTACCAGCAATGTTGATTGCTATACTAGTTGGTCCTTATTTTATGAGGTAACATGAATATATTTTATCTAGACAAAAACCCATACATAGCTGCTAAAATGTCTTGCGACAAGCACGTATGTAAAATGATTATAGAGTCTGCTCAGATGTTATCTACAGCACATAGAATGTTAGATGGCGAACACTATACAGGCAGGACTAAAAACGGCCATAAGATACAAAGATGGCGTCTAGACGAAGACAAAGAAGATTTAATTTACAAAGCATGTCATACAGGTCACCCTAGTACAGTGTGGGTAATGTCAAATGTATTTCACTATGCTTGGTTATACAAACATATGATTGCTCTTAATGACGAATTTAAATTGCG